AAGGAGTACGACTTCCGCCTTCTAAGGCTGCCTGCGGCCCTCATAGGATGAATTTTCTATGCGGAAACCGGGGTTAATCGTTAAAATATAACTAATAACCATGACACAATCTCGAAGACAAACGAACAGCATCTTATTTTCAGCTGATCGGCTGCAATCCCGATTGCGACAGGTCGTTAGGTCGATTAATGGCATGATCCAAGGAAACTTGGGTCGCCCTCTACTTAAGGTATTACTTTATTTACCTTCTGTATTGGGTATTAAGTCTACGATCTATGTGGTAAAAGTTCTTCTAGTATACGCTAAGGCGGTACATTCCTTATGGATTGCAAGTGGGATGCGCTATGTGGTTATCTACCTCAAAGCGTGTCATACACTTCTTCAGCAGGCGTGTGCCGGCCAGAAGCTTTCCGATACGGGCTCGTTAGGGGCCCGTGTCCGGCGGACGAGAGGAGGAGGTTTACCTACTCTCATTCCAGTAACGCATCGCAAGGAGATAAGTAAAGGTAACAAGATGATAATACGTCTCTGGTTATCTCTCTTCTCGATATATCGAGTGATCGATATACCGGGACGCGTCAACCTTGGGACTATTATTGCTCCTTATTCAGGAGATACGGTTATTCTAACAGAGTTTAGTCGCTTTGTTGGGAAATTTTATCTTTTGGTTAAGGAGAAGTTCACGGTTCCAGGGTCGATTACTGATGCTCTTTACGATGGCGCAATCGATTTTCTGAAGCAGCTTCGAGCGAAGCCGTTTCTGATTACCGCTGCCAGCCCTGTCCTTTCGGGTAAGGCTGTCAAGTGGCTATCGACCTCACCGATCGCGATTTTATTAAGCGTCCGGGTGTGGAACGACGAGCATAACCGACCTCTGAGAACACTCTTGGAGAGTTGGTGTGCTATGACGGGAAACATCTGGATTCTGAATCGGATGCAGCTCTGGGCGAAAGGCCCGAGAGACGTTCGAGATAAGAGGACGACGGTCACACCCTCCGGTGAGTTAATCACCGGGGGAGTCGACCTTGTGGATTGGCTTCCACAGGTAGGCAAGAAGGTAGGTAGTACTTGGCAACACTTCCTCGGGAAGCTAGGGTTCAAGAAAGAAGCCGCTGGGAAAGTTAGAGTTTTCGCTATGGTGGACTGCTTTACGCAGTGGGTAATGGACCCATTGCACCAAGCAATCTTCCAACTCCTGCGGGTCATCCCGCAGGATGGTACTCACGATCAGGTAAAACCGCTTGATCGTTTGCTGGAGCGGCAGAGGGAATTGAGGGACAAGAATCGGCCTCCTGGTGATACCCACAAGGGGAAATCACGAGGTCGTGCACTGTCCCGAGAGACCTTTGGTCTGTTCTCGTTCGATTTGTCGTCCGCGACGGATCGTTTACCGCTGGCCTTCCAGAAAGTGCTCCTTTCGCCTATTTTAGGGGCGTGGGGAGCAGAAGTGTGGGGATCCCTATTGGTAGCCCGGGACTACCTTTATACTCGAAAAGATGAGTTCGGGTTAAAAGGTGGTTCTGTTCATTACAGAACAGGGCAGCCAATGGGGGCTCTATCTTCCTGGGCCATGTTAGCGTTAACTCACCATTGCATAGTGCAGTGGGCCTGGTTTAATGTATGCAAGAGGGGCTTCGGAATTTGGTCTTGGTACCGGGACTACGCCGTCTTAGGTGATGACGTAGTAATCCTGGGACGCCAAGTAGCAAAGGAGTATGTTAGATTGATGACCGCACTGGGCGTTCAGATTTCGATGCATAAGTCTTTGGTTTCTACAACCGGGTTGGGACTCGAGTTCGCGAAACGGACTTTCCTGAGAGGAGAGGACGTAAGCGCGGTACCTCTGCCCGAGCTTCTGGTCGCCCGGCAAAACATGCCTGCGCTCATGGAGCTCTGTCGGAAGTATAAAATGACTTTGGGACAGTATCTGTCTTTCCTGAAGTTTGGTTATCGGGCCAAGGGGGGAGCAACAGCTCACCTTTGGAGAATCTCGAGGCGGTTGAGAAACTACTTGGTGGCTTTCTACTCCCCATCCATGCCGGCCTCTCCAGGTCTTATTCAATGGTTATCTATGCGCACAATAGGTAGCTATTATAAGACTTCGAAGGCAAAATTGGATGCCGTTCTCAACCAACTTCTCGTGAATGAGCGGAAAGCTCTTCTTGAGATGTTGGATCGACTGCAACCTCTCGTCTCGGAAGCGAAGCGATTGGGAACGGTTTTTAGAGATCGGGAACATTACGGAACGGTCGCTAGGGGCGCTGATCGAACATACTTTCACCCAGGCATGTCTATTACTGTCCCTCAGGAGGTAGTAGATAGTCTGAATGAGACTGTGTATCGAGAAGCGTTCCTAGATACCGTGACGGGTGCTCGAGATTTGAGAGCCAAGGTGGAAGAGCTAGAGGTGGCTGAGATAACCACTCTCGAAGGTCTTTGGGACGATCTCGCGAAGCTGCGAGAGGATCTTGGTGCGCTACCGCTTCCTCGGTCGTTGCATATCGCTGCTGGAATTAAACCAGTGAGTGCGGTAAGCTCTGATTTGGGGAGATGGAACGCGTACTCACGCAATTTCCGTTCCACTAAGTCTAGTGTATCTAGCTAGAAGGGTAAGCCTGGAAGAGGCTTGTGACGTGGGGGAGCTACCGAGTGGTTCGATTGAACCGTGTCGGGCTACCGGGACGGCATTACCGGACTCTACCTATGTGAATAGTAGGTCTCGGGAAGCCATCGTAGGCTAAGGCTCTCAAGATGGATAACCGATTGTATTACAAACGAGTTGTCATGCACTTGTGGCATGGTCAAGTATGAAATCATCGGATCCCTTGGGAAACTCCCTATGCGTCAGTCTTGTAGGGGCAGGTAAGGCCCGCGGAAGCGGGTACTGCCTGTTCTAACTTATCTTATCGTAGAGTTAAATGATAAGGCTAAGCCATGAACCTATTAATACGGGGATTGGGGACTTAGCTCGAATATTTTCGAACCTGCATCTGAGCATCGCTCGGACTGGAATGACAAAAGTGCGGTTGTATGGACAAGTACTCTGCGTTGATACCACTGCTT